GAGTGCTTAATACTATTTTTGATCACTACCATGGTCAATATGGCTCCACTGAAGGATTTCGCATTCCAAGGGAATTGTTTTCTGGCTACAAAAAAGATGCAACGTTCGATAACTTTCGCACTATTCCCAATGTGAGATGGTTTTACGCTGATTCTCCGCAAATAGAAAGCACAGTGTTAGCACTTAGCACTATTTCCATTACTTTCATTGGAGATTTGGTATGACGACCATTCGTGCTGCTCAATTTTTTGAGCTAATTATGTACGACAGCAATGGAAACAAGACTAGTACAAATTACTATCAAAACTATTTTATTGGTGAAACAAAGCAGGTTCCAGGAAGTAATGTAAGGTATACTTTTGCTCCATTTCGCATTGAAGGAACTGTAGCCAATCTTGGAGGAGATAATGCAATGATGCAGCTTTTGCTACCAAATGATGCATTTGCTATGCGTATTGTGGAACAAGGTAATGGAAACAGGCTCAGTCGTCTCACTTTGACTACTTACTGGCTTAATGCCGTGAATGCATTTACAGGAGCGTCCTATACGGAACAGTATATTGGCATTGGCTCCGCTTTTTCCGACACTACCATTGAAATGCGATTTAGAAGCTCAATGGACAGTGTGGGAGGACAATTTCCCCGCGCCACTTTTTCTCGTAGTTTAGTTGGACCATTGCCGACAAGTGCAGAAATTTCACTGCGATGAGCTTTGTTTGTTTTAATGATTTAATTGGTCTTCCGTATCAATGGAGGAAAAAGCCTTGTGAGGGAGCCACTGATTGTTTGCAGCTAATGAGCGAAGCAAGAAGAAGGCTTGGCCTTTATGATTATTCGCGAGATTTTGAATGGATATATGAGAAATGGGAAGAAGAGAAATTTCCTGGTGCATTGATTGCAAGATGGATGAAAGAAAATGCAGATCAGTGCGATGCTCGCATTGGGGCGATGGGTTATTTATGTGGCAACACTGGAGGACTAGCTTTGGGCACAGTCGTTGATGATGATAGTTTTCTTTTCATTTCAGCGGGGGAGAAAGTTGTAAGGGCGAAGTTGTATAATTTGCCTAGAATACGTCTTTATTGGGGCAAGAAGGATGGCGGGGAATAGTTCTAATGATCGCCCGTTGCTTCCTTATGAACATGGTTTAATTGAAGCTCTTGGCGTAACGAAGCAAGAATATCTTGATTTTGTTTGTGCGAAGCAAGAATATATTGATGCGAAACAAGGCACTGTTTTTGACATTAGGAATGAGCCTGCTGGCACCATTGCTTTAGTCCTTACAATTATCGGCACCATCTTGCAAGTGGCAGCAGCATTGCTCGCTCCACAGCCAGAACAGCCAAGAGGGCAAGGGCGCAACACTAGAGAACAGCGTGCAGTGCCGCGCTTTGGCTTCAATGGTGTCCAGGAAGTATCTCGCTATGGAGAGCCAGTAGGGCTTGTCTATACCAACACGGATCAAAACCGTAATGGTGGCGTCAGGCTTTCTACGTTGCTTCTGTGGAGCGCCGTATTGAGCTATGGCGGCTCACAGTTCATGCAGCTCATGCTTTCCATCGGAGCATCCACCGTTGAAGAGATCAAGCCTGAGCGCACTGCAGTGGGCCAGCTTCCTTTCGATCAAGTGGTGAGAAGTAAGGCATGGCTGTATTTTAGTGATAATGGCGCCACCACTTATCAGGATTTCACTCCCATTGGAGACATTTCTGTCAATGCCTTCAAAGAAGATCCTACGTGGTATGGCAACTCTGCAAATGTTACAACTGCTGCTTTGTCCCATGCCCAGTCCAACAAGAAAGGCTTTAGTCAATCTTACGCTCCCACTACTAGCAATACTTGCAGCATCACTGGCATTGTTCCCATTCGCCCAAAAGCAATTGAACTAAAAGGCAATGGAGGACGAGATCCCAGTGATTTTGTTCCCATTTCAATTAGTGGCACCCAAGGATACTGGGAGGGGACAAATAATCGACCAAACTTTCCAAAGGATGGAGAAATTGTTGTCACTATTGCTAGTACCACTAGTAACAGTTTGAAAGGAGCAGATGGTCGCGAAGCCATTGAAAGCATCTTGAGGAATGCAGCGGCAGTATTTGACGATGGGTCTTTGTATAAACTTGGCGGGGCTATTTTTAGGGCAAAGAAAGTAGCCTACACAGACGATAGGCGCGGAGAAATTGAATTTAGTTCTCTCAAGGCCACATTAGTTTGTGAAACGTCGGGGCCGATGCCAAGCATTGGTTACAACGAGGCGTGGAATGGCAAGGACGAAGGGCAAGACAGGGTGAAGTATCAGGAGCAGATTTCAGAGAAAGAGCAGACTATTGTCCTTCTAAATCAGCAAATAGCAGACATTGAGGAAGATCTAGAAGCAAGCTTTTTTTATGATCAGAAGCAAAAGAAGCAATTAAGAGAAAAGCGTAATTCGCTGAGCAAGAAGACGGTGACTCTCCAAAAGGAGATAGACGCATTGGAGCAATTAATAGAGAATAGTCCCATCTTGTACAGTAGTGTCCTAGAACGCAATGGCACAAAATGCTTAGCTCGCATTGATCAGGCCGCTTATTCTTCAGTGACAAAATGCGAAGCAATTGAGCTTTCGCTAAAGCTTCAGCTCTTCAGGCAGGTCAATGGTCGTCAAAGGAAATATGGCACTGACGAAGACGACTATGGTTACAAGAATGGAGAGAATGGTCAACAACCTCGCACTGCAATGTTCACTTGTGAATATGCACTAGATAATGATCAATACAAGACCATTCCTTATGTGTTTTGCATTAGAGGATCTGTTCAGCAAGATATCTTCACTTATTTCCGCTTTATTAAACAAGGGGGCGGTACGGCTGAATGGAAAATTCGCTTGACTCCCGTAACTGATCCAGAAGCGGAAGCTGGTCGAAGGGGAATTAATTTTGTTGGTTATGCCTACGTCAATGCCAACAGTAGAAAGCGTCAACTAAACAGCAGTAATGCTCCTGGTGTAAATGATATTGTCGTTGAATTTAATGGCTTTATCACCACTCCATTTAGTGCATGGCCTCCATTGAATAAAGGGCCTAAGGAGTCGATGGAATGGGAATTATTTAATTACGACGTGCGCACGCAGACCAGGTATTCTTATGAGCAAGCGCCAGAACTTACAATTGCTGCAGTTAATGAGCAATTGAAAGACAATTGGAGCGATTACAACGCCTCACTGTATCGAGGCTTATCTACGCTGGCAGTACATGCTTTTGCAGGACGTGGATTTCAAGATTTGCGGGACGTGACAGTATGGGTGGAAAAAGGTAAGAAGGTAAGGGCGCTTTCTAGCAATGCCAATAGTTATGTTTCTGCTGCTCAAGTGGATGCTTTTGTTGCATCGCCAAAGGCTAGATCATCTAGCTATGCACCAGAAATCTTCATTGATACTGTTTTAGATAAAGACAATGGCATCGGCCAATATGCTCGCATTGAATCCATCAACATGCCACGCCTTGCAGAAGCCCAAGCTTTTTGTCAGCGCAATAAGCTCTTCATGGACGGAGCAATTATTGACCCTCAATCATGGCGTGAATTCTGGGCGCAAGCTTCTGCGTTTAGCTTGTTAGAGCTTGCCACGATTGGAGGACAAACTACTCTTGTGCCTTCTGTACCAGCCGATGGAAATGGAAGAATTTTATCAGACAGACCACTTCCTATTTCCACATTGTTCAACCAAGGCAATATTCTTGAAGGATCTTATAAGGAAGAATTTGTGGATTACGGAGCATCCACGCAAGATGTGATTGTCACGGCTATTTACAGGGATTCGGAAAGCGATGAATATTTTCCTCGCAATGAAAGCGTTACATTGAGGCTCAAGAGCGCGAACGAAGCATTGTGCATTCGTGAAACTCTCGATTTATCTCAATTTGTTACCACGCGAAACCAGGCAGTATACGTGGCAAGGCTTATGTGTCTCATGCGTAATTTATCAAGAAAAGCGTATGAACTTAAAACACTGCCTTCCGAGGCTTCCATTGCTCCTGGCTCTTATGTGTATATTGACATTGGCCAGGAAACGTGGGACGATTTACATACTGGCAGCATTTTAGCTGGAGGAGAACTTAATCTTCCCATTGGCGGAGAGCTTCCAGAGAAAGCTGGTGGTAGTCTTTATGACTTCTTCCTTTATAACGGCAAGCAGAATACATTCAATAAGCAGAATGTACTTGTTCAAAATGGCATTGCTAGCGCATTAGCTCAGTATGAGGGCTATCTATTTGCAGTGGGGAGAAAGTCTTCTAAACTTTCAAAGCGTTCAGCAAGAGTGATTGATGTGGAGATGGATGAGGAGGGAATAGTCACTGTAAAAGCAGTAGAGCATCCTACTGACAGCAATGGCATTTCTCTCATTGCAAAACGCATTGGAGACGCAAGTCAATTCGTTGAAGAGTGATTGTTATGATTAGAATGAGCGTATAAGCTTCTATCTTCGCCATGATTTACACGGGCAATAATGGGCGTATTTATATTGCCCGCAGTCAATCGTCAGGACTGACTGGTACTTTTACTGTTAACGTGCCCACTGGTTCTTCGGTGGTAGTAAATGGAGTTTATCAAGTAAGAAATATCGTGGGCGATGGGCGTTCGGCGGCTGTTCGCGCTGATCGCACTGTTAACACCACCCAAGCATCCAGGCAGTGTGTTTTTACTGTTGTTAGTGCTGGCGCAAATTACGAAGCTGGTGATGTAGTGAGATTTTATTATGTTGATAACAAAAAGAATATCATCGACGTGAGCCCTAACGTTGGGATTGATGCTACTGCAACTCGCGGAGTAGACAGCGAGCGAGAAATTCTTGACGATCAATACCGCATCGCGAAAATTCGCTCTTGGTCTTTAACTAGTAATAGCGAGATCATTGAAACCACTGCGCTTGGAGATACTGTTCGCACTGTTTCGCCAGGCATGACATCAGGAGAGGGAAGTGCTACTTTATTGTTCTACGAGGACGAAATTAATGACAATCAAGCCAACCGTCAAAAAGACACCTTTGAACTGGTGGATATTTTATTTCCTCGCGGCACGGCGCCTCGCGTGGTCTTGAATCTTGCAGTGGATGGAAGTGTTAGTGGAACGGCTGGAGCTGTTGGCGGTGCTGCGCTATGGAAAACAAACTTCCTGTTTAATGCGTTTATTACTAGCGCGAGCATGGGCGTCAGCTATGGAGAAGTTGTGACTATTGACACCAGCTTTACCATTGACGGAGCGTTCCTTGATGTGCCATGGAAGCCTAATGTTAGTAGGCTTTGATTTTGAGGCAATAAAATGACAGTTTTTGCTGGTCATTATGGCAGCATTGAATTTAAGCGTGTAGGTGGCGCTCATCAATTTAATCTGCAAATTAACCCAGCGGATATTGTTTACGGGCGAAAAAGATTCGCTCTTAGCACGCCACAAGGGCTTGATCTTGATTTTGGCACAATAACCACTGGTGATCGCATCAGGATTAATGGCACCAGCTCAAGAGGGCTTCCTTTTCGATTTTATACAAACGCGGCTAATACTACTTACATTGATGATCCTGGTGCAAGCGTTGGTCCGTTAGAGTTTTTCGCCAATGTGGATGCAATGGGCGCCATCCGCATGTACAGGAATTTTGGCGATGCTATTGCCAATCCTGATGCAAGATATTTGGCAGTGCCATTAAACAAGACCGAAGGCGAAGCTCCTTGGCCTGTCACTATTGATCTTCTTCCTGGCGCTTATAACACCCTTGGTGAAGTACAAGGATTTACGATCTCCACTGATCGCGAATCAATTGATACCACTGCATTGGGAGAAAAGTTTAGAGGATTTTCTGCTAGTGCTATTACAGGTAATGGCAGCGTTGATTGTTTGTTCAGTTTTAAAAATATGGACAACGAGGAAATTCCTCTTGCCCTTGCTGAACTCATCCAAAAAGTGGAAGTAGGAAGTCGATTTGAGGGGAAATTTTACATCCTAGAACCAGGCCCTCCTCAACCACCTGGCTATTCTACTTTTGAAGGCGTATATTATGAGCTGCAAGGCATTTTGTCTAGATCGGCGTTCACAATGAGAGCTGATCAAATTGCAGAATGTAGCTTTGATTTTATTACTGCTGGAGAATTTAAATTGCGGTCTGGTGATAGTCCTGTCGACTTAACCACTGAAGGTGATGTTAGCATTGGCAATGAATCTACGCTTGAAGAACTAGGCGTACTGCAAGAGGACGATTAACAATGGCTGTTCGCATTTCTGAACTCAATGCTCTGTCTGTTGATCTTTCTCAGGCAGATGAACTGCCCATTGTTGATATTAGCGCTGCTGAAACTAAAAAGATTACAGTAGCCAACATCTTTAATTATGGAATTAGTGGATCTCCATCAAGCTTCATTGATTTAAGCAAGCTTAATCAAGCTTCCACTACAAAACTCTCTAATAACGTACTGAGTGACACTGGCGTAGCATCTGGCACCTATGGCGACGCGGCTACTGTTGCTCAATTTGTAGTTAATAGCAAGGGCGTCATCACAGCCGCCACTGGTATCACCATTGCCATTACAGCAAGCAGCATTACTGGGCTTGCTCCAGTGGCGACTAGCGGCACCTATGCAAGCCTGACTGGACTTCCCACACTTGGGACACTCAGCAGTCAAGACGCGGGAAGCATCGTAGTTTCTGGAGGCACCATCAGCGGTGTCACCTTCATCTCTGGCGATGTAACGATTAGTGGAGGAACGATCAGCGGCATCACTGATCTTGCCGTGGACGATGGAGGCACTGGTGCGTCTACGGCTTCAGGAGCGCGAGCGAATCTTGGGCTTGCCATTGGCACTGACGTGCAGGCATATAGCTCTGTTCTTTCTGGAGTGGCAGAGCGTTATACAGCAGCCGATGAAATCATTTATTCTTCTGCATCGGGAGTATTAGCTTCCACCACGCTTTCATCATTTGGACGCACCATTGCTTCTGGAGCTGATGCAGCAGCAGTGCGCTCTTCTTTAGGGCTTGGTGATATCGCCGTTCAAAATGCAGGAAGCGTTGCAATTAGTGGCGGCACCATTTCTGGTATCACTGATCTTGCCGTGGACGATGGAGGTACTGGCGCGTCTACTGCAGAAGATGCCCGTACAAATCTTGGTCTTGCCATTGGCACGGACGTGCAAGCGTATGACGCTGGACTTGCTTCCATCGCTGGGCTCTCTACTAGTGCAGATGAGCTTATTTATTTAACGGGAGCTGACACTTATGCAGTGTCGTCATTCCCTGCTTATTCGCGTGGTCTTATTGCAAGTGGTAATAGCGCAGCAGATACTCGCACTAATCTTGGGCTTGGTTCACTTGCCGTTTTAAACCTTGTTGGCTCGGGATATATTGATAATGGTGTTATTACTAGCGTTAATATTGCCGCTGGTTCTCTCAC